CCATTAATTGGTCCACCAGGAACTCAATGTTATTTAATAGCTTCATTCGAAGCACAAAACCAGCATCGTCGATCTGCTCAATGGATTCCATCACGTCGAGCATCGTCTGCAATAGCTGGCTAGTTTTATTTTGGGGAGTTTCGATTCCTTCGATGTCTATTTGATACACTATTTTAAGCCGAATTTTAGATAAATATAAGCGACTAGCATCACAGCCTCCGCGAATAGTAGCATGACCACCCAGGTAGGAACCCGATACTTAATCACTTCCTTGTCTCTGTATTCGATCCATTTCACTTGGGAGTTTCGGTAATTATTTTCTTTCTCCAAGCGCATCGAGTCGATATCGATCGTCGCTCTGATCTGGCCCTTGTCTGACTTGATCGTCACTGATCCATTCGGAAGAATTAACCTGGAATAAAAAGAGGAAAGGATCCCAGAAGAGTCGCAAGGATTTGAGATCGTGAGCGTATCGTGGACCGCTCTAAATTTTTCTACGATCTTCTCGCTTTTTATAGTATCGATTCTAAGCGTTTCTTTATACTCGGTTAGAGTCTTTGTCTGCTTGCAAGAAAAGAACGCGACAGAAGCCAAAAGAATAAGTAATTTTCGCATGATTATGAGAAGTAAAGGTCAGCTTCCGCTTGACGTCGTTTAGTTAATCCAGCTAAAACCTTTCCGGCGCCCTTGTTCCACTTCATGAACTCGTTACGAATTGTAACGTCTTGCGGATTTAAGTTTACTTTCTTTAATAAAGTGGATGATTTTAGATTTCTTGGTCCGCAATTATAAGCGAATGAAGTCAGCGCATCGAATTGATGCTGACTAATATCGTCGCGACAGAATGAATCGACGTCTTTCTCGTAGGATTGAATTAAGAATTTTAAAAGCTCGTCGGCTTTTGCTTGAGTTATTGACGGATCTGTTAGTTTTACTTTCTTTCCGTCAGTATAGTAAGTATTCCCGTATCCAATAGTGGGGATCGAAGCCGGGCAAAGGTAGGGCTTAAGACTTAAACCCTCAAACCGCTTTATTAGATCGAGACCTTTTTGGCTTATCTTCGTGACTTTCATCAATTATTCCTAGTTTGGTTTTCAGGTTTGAATTCTCGGATTTTAAAGAGTGGACCTCAGCAGTCAATATGTCGATCTTATCGCTCAGCTCCTTCACTTTGTCAGACATTTCTTGGGCCATCTGGCGCCAGATCTCGATCGCTTTTGTGGTCTGCTCTAATTCGATCGTATTAAGGTCCGCTTTCTCTTTGCGCCTTCCTACTATCCAGCCGATCAATGCAGCGATGGCACCCGTTACAGATTGCCCAAGAATGTCATTAACTTCCATTAATTAGTCTTTTTTCAAAACTTGTAATAATTGCGCTTTTGCAAGGATCGTGAAACCTTCAGAATCCTTAATAAAATTTTTGATCGTTTCTTGATCGGATGAATCCAAGTCAAGAACTTCTCCCTTGTTTAAGCTTACCGCCCAATCCCAGAACTTCAAGGCATCACCTTTTGATCCCTGGGCTAAAGCGTTTGCTAATAATTTACCTGCGTTTGCTCCCTCGATCGGTTGCTCGTCTAACCCTAATAGGTCAAAATTGAAATCTAATTTCATCGTTTGGTTTGTTTAATTTATTAATCTATAAATAGATAGCAAAAGTCCTAGATTTTTGCAGGATCGCTCCAAGGTAGCGCGTAAGCCACCAGGGGTGGATTCAAAAAGTTCTCTATCTGTGCATCTAAATTCGCTTCGATTGCTTCGGTGTCTAGTGAAGCTTCTAACCATCCTTCAACCATTTCTTTAGTAACTTCATCGTAAGGAGTAAAGCTAGCTTCGTGTGGTGCATCTACCGATAAAGCTCCGTAAGTATCAGCCGTAAAGTGAATGACATCCTCTTGATATTCTTTTTGCGCTCTGTAATGAATTAAGCTTATTACTTTGTCCATTCCATCAAGAGATGGGATAGAGTCTAGTTGTGAAATTACCCAGTTGAATGCCATATTATTTATTTTTTATTATCCTATTTTAACTGCTACCCAAGCTCTTCCATCTTCCATAATCTTCCAAACCTTACCTACCGAAATTTGATATTGTTCAAAAGTTGGATTAGAAACTGCTATACCTTTAATTTTACCATTATCATTTACTGGAATAATATAGTCTCCTACATTTGCTCCTAAAACATTACAAGGGACTTGACCAGAAAACGCCACTCTATCTACATTTTTTCTAGCCTCTTCTATTTTTGCATAATGAGCTTCTTTTTCTTCTTTTGTAGGTTCTAAAGGTAATTTTCCTATATCATCAACATTTGCCCAAGTATCTCCACCTACATAAGATGGATTAGTAGATTTAATAGCAAAAGATATAGATTCACTAAATTTATTTGTTAATAAACCTATTGAATTTATTCCAACAATATCGCCTTTGCTTATATTGTCATCTATACCTTTAGTCATATATTCTGCATAATCTAGACCCATTGCATTAATAGTACCTCCAGCATTTATTGAGCGTGATGTAGAAGTGTTTCTTCCAAAAATTGCGACAGTTGCAGCTGCATTATATCCGTCAGCTCCAGCACCATATACTAAAATAGAGTTATAGACATTATTATCAGAAGCAAAAATTGGGTCTGCTTGTCCTGCTGATGAATTAATTACTCTTAATTTATAAGTTCCCCCTGCTGCAGTTGCTCCAATGGCTACTCCACCCCCACTAGTAATTACTAATCGATATGCACTATTTGTATTATCATAAAACGAAAGTCCTGAATTATCAATTCCTAAATTCCAGTTTTGCCCAGATAATACTCCAGTTCGTTTAAATGTTGCTCCTTGACCGTCAAATAATTGAGAACCTACAACGTGCAATGTAGCGCTAGGCGAAGTCGTTCCTATGCCTACGTTGCCACCAGCTCCATTAAGAATTAAATTAGTATATGCAGTACCTTGTTCTAATGCTTGAATCCACCCATAATTACCAGTATTATCGTAACCTACTTGTGTATATCTAAAATTGTTTCCGTTTGATTTAGCAATTAAAGCACCAGTATTAAATCCGCTATTAGCTCCGCTAGTTACTGCCGTAACACTAGAGCTAAACGTGGCGGCGCCTGTGGAGACTAGCTCTAAAACTTGTGTAGCTGGAGATAATGTATTTCCGCTACTTGTATAAAATCTTAAATTAGTTTCGTTATTTACGCTCCAAGACTGGTCTGTTCTAGTCCAATTTATCTTTGCAACATTTCCATTATTAGCACCATCTATTACAAGTCCTCTATTTGTAACCGTTCCAGCAAAATTAGCACTTGTACCGCTTAAAGCTCCAGCAAAACTACCGCCAGCTTTAAAAGTTGCGCTTAAATCTGCGTTTAAAGTCAAAGCACTTGCGCCACCGTTTACCTCAAAATCTACAATTCCATTAGCGTTATAATTTGCAAAAGTCAATCGACTACCAGTGTGATAAATCGCGCCACTTCCAGCCGTCATACCAGTAACGTATAAAGCAGAAGCAGTTACTGAGCTAGATAAACTTATTGAAGTTCCACTTAATGCTCCCGTAAGTGTTCCTCCGCTTAAAGGTAGGTAAGAAGCTAAATCAGAAGTAAGGGCAATAGTTCCAGTAACACTTGGAAAAGTATAGGTATAAGTCGCAGAAGTGCTAAATACTAAACTTGAATGATAAGGAGTACCTACTCCAATTTTTATACCCGTTGAAGTCCCAGCGATACCAGTATAACCCGAAGCATTTGTAGAAGTTCCGTGTTTTAAAAGTAAGCCATAGTCATGATAACTGCCATCTGAAAAAGTTTTTGTTCCAGCTATTGTTTGGTTACCAGTTAGTTTAACTACCGCAGAATCTAGCGCATAAGTATTTGTATCGATTGTACCATCTGCTTTTAAAAATTGCGTAGAAGTACCTCCGCTTTTTATAATTAAAGCAGCAGTTAAACTATAATTCTGTCCTAAATTTACGTTTGCTGTTGCACCAGTATAAGGAACGTAAGTAGATGCTGCCGTAGCTGTGCTTAATTTATTGTTAAAAGTAGTCCAGTCTGTGCTAGTTAAATATCCATTCTGTGAGCTTGTAGCTGCCGGAATACTAAATACCCCAGTGCCACTATTATAAGCCAAAGGAGACGAAGCAGAAAGCGCCGCTCTCGCTCTAGTATCTGTAAACCATTTATTAGTCGGACTAACTAGCTCCTGGATGTCATCCGTATCTAAGACTACCGCTCCGACTAATCCGTTTACTGAGCTTACACCCGAACCGATAGCCGTTCCTAAGTCCGAAATAGTAGTCTTGTAAAGCTGACCAGTTGAAGGGTCTGCAATAGGGAATAAATCAGTGACTAGGACTGAGGGCTTACTGGATAATTGACTTACTTTTTTATTTGCCATTAGTTAGGATAATTAAAATTTGTAGGAACCTGACAGCGATCGGATAGCATCGGGAAGGAAACAGTTACGTCTGCCTTTACGCCAGCCAAATAGTCCTCTTCCTTCTCTGTAAAAAATTCTAGGTTTACACTATCGCCGATCTCCCAGTCAAACTTGGGATATCGCATCATAGAGACGATGTCCTGCGCGATCAATAGCTGATCCGATAGAACGTCATTCTCATTTGATTCGTCCTGGAGCTGTCGATCTAGGAAGTAAAGTGAGAAATTAAGAGTTAATTCCTTATTAGCGATCGATGATCCAGTCAAAGAGTAGAACATCGCCGGATAAACATTATCGGCCTGGTTTAAAAACTCCCATACATCCCCGAAATAAACAGTATTTATCTGCTCATGCGCGGAGGCTAAATCACTTATTAGCTTGATTGTTTGATTTAATGTCAGCTGTTTGATTGCCATTTTGTTGAGTCGCTAGGTAAACTTCTAATTTCTTGATATTTTTTGTGCTATAAGCTTTCGGCATATCTTTTTTGTTTTAGCAAAGTCCGTTTTCGCCCTGATATCTTTCCTCGAAACTCATAGGCTTACAGCCATATTCATCGCCTAACCAGATCGAAGCCTGGTAAGCGTCCTGATCCGGCTTGATGATATCCACTCCAGATCCATAATTAACGTATTCCTGGAATTTATCAGTAGTCGAAGAGACTTGCTTTAAGTGCTTGATCAAACGCTGAGTGTAAAACTCCGCGCGTGTTCTGTATCTTGATGCGACATCGATTAGATCTTGCATCTGAGGCGTGTCTGTGTTGTCGCTTGTTTTGCGCACTAAGCCCTTATTATAGAACTGGTAAGACAATCCTACCGGAAGCTCAGAAAGCGTGTAATAGACTAAAGGATTCGTGATGAAATTATCTAGTAAGTCCACCTCGTCCGCTGTCAAATTATTATTTTCAATCCCATCCTGCAAGCGATTGTATAAAGCAGTGCCTAAGGCAGGTAGTAAATACATATCTTGCGCAGTGAGTATCTCTGGAAGGATCAATTTGTCATCGACATTAGAATGAAGCGCGCTTCTTTCCTTGATCGTGTTTACGTTTATAAAGCAGATATTTTTCATTCCTTATCCTTTTTTAATTACTACCTGAGAAGCCCAGACGTGTCGGCAAGAAGGAGAGTGTTCTCCGTCTGCCATAGTCCACCAGCCACCGCGACGATCAAATACTGAATAACCTAGGCGCAAGCTGATCGCTTCGATCTCTGCCCTGGTGTATAGCTTATCTAATTGCATCAAGCGCGCACAGAATTGTCTGCTTGGATGTGCTGCTGTGTTTCTCTGTCCCGCTGGTATCGATGATCTCCACTCGTAAGAATAACGGACCATAAAGCTACGCGTCGATGGCTTCGTGTCAGTGATCTCAGAAAGCGGAGAAGTCAAGATTCTTTCAACGTTCCCTTTTACATTTGTGGACTTAATCAAACCGCGCTCCTCTAAGGAGTCCATGATTTTATTAATGATCCCAAGGTCAGTCTTGATAGTACCAGCGATAATCTCTGGAGTGATTCGCTTATCCTTCTGGATCAGGTCCAAGACATTCGCCTCTAGACGTGTCAATTCTTGAGTAGCAAAGTCTAAATTCATCGACTCTTCCAAGTCATTAGGCATCTGTGAGAACGTGTCTCTAGTGCGAAATATGGAGTAATTACTTTTAGACTCTCCGAACTGATCAAAGATCGAGATAATATCATCTTCGCTGAATCGCAAATTAGTAGCAGCAGGAGCGGTGCCGTCAAGCTCTCCGCCTCCTTGCTCTTCTGTTAAGCCTACCAGGGCCCGGACTTCATTTGGAGTCATGGACTCAAGTACCTTGTTCGCTACTAATGGCGATAAGCTATTGATCGCATCGATCACATCCTGAGAAGTTCCAGAAGTCTTAGCTTCTAATTTAGGCGCTCCTAGTTTTTCACGGATCTCGTCTTTTGTTAAATTCTGCGCGATCGTAGCTTCAGAGAATTCCATGCCGATCGGCTCGACTGGGATTATTTGTAGCCCATCGATAGCACCGCGTAATTTGGCAAGTAAACTGAATACTTGTTCCTGATATATTTGCTTATCATTGACGTAGGTATTTTTGAAGATCTCGTATGAATCGCGCATTTGCTGGCGTGATCCTAATTGACCAGGTGTCGCAATACCAAATAAATCAGGAGACGTGATCTGGTGTCCAGCGTACACGTTTTTCTCGATGATCTTATCGACATTTGCGAAATCCTCCTTTGTAATATCTGAAGCTCCTAGGTCCTCAATGATCGGCTTTCTTGAAGCATCGTTCACGAATGAAAGAATGAACTTCTTGCCATCGGATCCAGAGAAACGATCTGTGAATTTACGTTCTACGATTCTCTTTTCTTCGTCTTGAGGCTCTCCGTTTGGAAGCGTGATTAATTTAGAAGCACTGAATCCAGTCTGAGCATTTCCTAAGACGTGCTTAGATACTTCGATGTCAGACTCAATATAATTCAAAGCTCCGATATAACCAGGCAAAGAATAAGCCGAAAGATTCGGACGATATTCTTTTAAGTAAAGGATCTGTGTCCCTACTGGAAGCTTGTCATTAAACGCGTTGTAAATTGAACGCTTATATTTTGAGTCTTGCCAATTTTCAGAATACCAGAACTGGGTATTATCGTCATTCGTGCGAACCTTTGTATAGTCTAAGTGATAAACTTCTGCAATCTGTCCACCCGTTTGGCTCCAGATAACTTGAAGATAAGCGCCACCAAATAATTCAACGTCTGTCGATACCTTTTTTAGGATGTCATTTAAAGACTCGAAAGGGTTTGGCTTATCAATAAACTCCTGAGCTACCTGATCCGTCTCTTCGATCGGCTTAAATCCGTTTCCAGTGATGTAGTTTACCTTACTTTTAATGATCGCGTTGTGCTTAGCAGACTTACTAAACAGATCTACCAGGTAATTCGGGTAATCATTCTTTTTTCCAAACTCAATATATCCACCATTCTCGCCTTTTTTCTCTTGGTATTCTGGCTGTCTGGCCTCCGCAAAGGTAAGGACGTTCAAGAAATTCGTTGTATTGCTCATATATCGCGCACTATAAAGGTATTATTCGTCTGGTTGTATGTCGTGAACTCAAATTCTGTCGAGTTTTTAAGCGACATTTGCCCCTTCTCTAGCAGTCCAGTAGCTAAAGCAGGATCTAAATTAGTCGTAGATGTTTGCTCGTAAACCTCGTAGGTATATTCGCCACTATCATAATTAGCAAAGTAGCTATTTGTAGCGATATTAAACGAGTTGAATCTGTCCTTGTATCCTGAAGTGTCAGCTGTATTCAATAAGACAAAAGCCTTAGTATTATCAGTCGCTCTGGACTTAAAATAAAACAAATAGTTAG